ATCACAGGCGGTACAGGTGCAGAGGCTTATATTTTAGAAGTGTAGGCCGAAAGGTGTAATGATAAAAGCCTGCTTCGTGCAGGCTTTTTGTTTTGGTCGGAGAGGCAGGATTTGAACCTGCGACCGCTCGGCTCCAAACCGACTACGCTACCAGACTGCGCTACTCTCCGTAATTCAGTTACTATACACTCACCCCTTTATATTTACAATAGGCGTTATGTGCGCAACAACTTCGACTAAATCTTTTTGAAGCTCCATTACATCAAATATATTTTTATACGCGTCAGGCGATTCATCAAGCGTTGAATGCTCAACCTTAGCTGTTACGCCTTTTAACTGCTTCTTGAAAATATCAATATCGAGTTCACGCTTTGCTTGCTTGCGCCCCATTACCCTGCCAGCTCCGTGAGAAGATGAGCACAGGGAATCTTCGCACCCCTTGCCCTTTACGATAAATGAGCCATCGCGCATATTCCCAGGGATAACGCCCATCATTCCATCTTCGGCGTGTGTAGCACCTTTGCGGTGAATCCACAAGCCTTCTTTTTCTTCCGCGTGGTTGTGATTTCTATTTATCAAATCTGAATAATCAACGTAATATTCAAGTTCAGGTATATTTGCAGCTTCACAAATGCAAGATATCACACGTTGCATTATTTCCTTTCTATTTGCCAGTGCGTAATTTAACGCCCAGTTCAAATCCTTAATGTAATCTTTTCCGTTTTGCGATTCAACATCAAATCCCCAATGTCCGTCCTTAGCCTTACCTTCGGGGTTTGCAATCTTCATGTAATGAGTAGCAACACCATGCCCAACACCGCGAGAGCCACAATGAATAACAACCCAAACATGGTCGTGTTCATCAGCGCCAATCTCTATAAAGTGATTGCCACCTCCTAATGATCCAATAGCTAAGTCATGTTTTTTATATTCGGCAATCTTCATCCCTTCATCTGTTAACCCGTCAAGTGAGTAATCCAATGAATTGCCGTTTATTTTAAAACCAACTGGCACGCGCTCATAAATCAGATCAAATATCTTTTGTGAATTGTCGCGCACATCATCGGCTTTTACGCCATCTATTTTCATTGCACACATGCCACAGCCAATATCATAGCCAACCCATGAAGGTACAACCACACCCTTTGTCGCAACGACAGCGCCTATAGGTAGCGCGTAACCAGTGTGCGCATCAGGCATTAAAGCACCGTAAACTACAAAATCCAATCCCATTGCTGATTCAAATTGCTCTAGCGCCGTATCTTCTAAAACTTCTGCGTATATTTTCACTTTAAAACTCCTTATTAAATTAATTTATACAAACAATAGCCAATAACTTTACATCTGTCAACAAATAACCCCCACTTTCCCATTCCCTACAATAAAAAGTATAATCACCATATCCACCAATTAAACCGAGGCGCACACATGCAGCAAACACAGATAGGAGAGTTCGCACTAGAAATAGACGATCAAGAATTTCTCTTAACGCCTACATTAAAAAACATGGCAAAGCTTGCCAATTCAACCGACTTGCTAGACATTTATAGAACTATTCATGATCGCTTTATCAGTGATTATGTGCGTATAGAATTGGGGCGAGAAATATTAAAAGCCTGCTCAGATAATCCCGATATTGATAAATATCTAATTAAGTGCAAAAACAAAGAGCCACAGCCAACAGAAAACACTATTTCAATTAATGACCAGGTGATAGTTGCGGCGGCCCTTATGCGGCATGGTATCGCGGGAGTTAACCGCCCGGAGTACGCAGGCAGCAAAGAGAAAACAAAAGCGGCTGATAAGTTTGACGTTAATAAGATTGTAGCCGATGCGATGATCCACTTCGGAATAAGCAAGGGTGAAGCGCTTAATCTAACCATGAGTGAATTTTGTTATTTATTGGCAGCAAAATTCCCACCAGAGAGCGCAACAAAACAAAATAATTCACCGTCAATTGACGATCACAAAGCCGCTATGAAGGCGCTAATGGAGAAGAACAACAATGGCTGAAAATATAGGAGGCATTAGTTGGACAGTGGATGCCGATACAAGCGGGGCGGTCAACTCTACAAAGCAACTTGATACGCAAGTAAACAAAGTTGAAAAAACGCTAACCAAGCTCGATACAAAAACCACTAAAACAGCTAAGGCTGTTAATAAAGGCATAGGTGGCATGGGCCGAACAGCCGGCCAAGCCGGTATACAGATGCAGCAATTTATCGGGCAGGTTCAAGGCGGGCAGAATGTAATGCTAGCTTTATCTTCGCAGGCTGCCGATTTAGGCTTTGTGCTTGGTGCTCCATTAGTCGGTGCAGTCGTTGGTATCGCCGCATCATTGGGTGGCATGTTATTACCTGCATTAATGAACGGCAAAACAGGGCTCGAAAACGTACAGAAAGCTGTTGAAAACGTAAAAGCAGCCATGACACTTGGTGCTGGTGGTGTTATTGAATACACAGCAGAGATGAAAAAGCTTAAACAGATATCTGACGCACTAACAGAAATTAAAATAGCAAGCCTGATAGCAGAGCAAAACGAAGCTTTTAAAACTGGAATCAAAGAAACCATTAAGCTAATGGACGATGCTCGGGATCGCTTTGCATTGGGTCAATTGTTCAAAGATGGATCTAAAGAGGCGATAGCTTCATTCGTTGCGCTTAATGAGTCCATTGAGGCGTTAAAACTAGATCCAACAGCCGACAGCATTAACAATGTTGAACAGGCTTTACTTGGTGCCTCGCGCGCAGGAATTAACAGTACAAAACAAGGGCGCGCTTTAACTGAGCAAATGGGCGGCTTAATTGCTGAATACAAGCTTGGTAAAATATCTATAGAGGCACTGCAAAAGGCGCTAAAAGATACTGATATTGTCATTGATGACTCAAGTAAAAGCACGAACAGATATGAGAAAGTAATAGCAAACTTAAAGCAGCAAATGAAGATTGCTGGGCTTGAGTTTAAAGGGCTTACAAAAGACGCCAGAATTGCCAACGCTACATTTAAAGCAAAAGAAATACTAGGCGGCGATGCAACAGTAGATCAGATAAACCGCGTAGCGTGGGCAATGCTGAATGTGGCAGAAGCTCAGGAAAACGTTAAAGATAGAAAAACAGCCATTACCACAACAGAGTCAATAATCAGCCGTGGAGACTCGCCAGAAGACGAACGTGAAAAAGAGCGTGCATCATTGGAAGCGTCTAGAGCTGACGGTTTAATCTCAGCCAAGAAATACCAAGACGCTTTAAATCAAATTGATCAGGAAGGGTTGAAAGCAAAAGAGCAAATTGCAGCAATGACACTTGGATCGTTCAGTAACTCTTTTGATCAGCTAGCCAACGTTTTAAAGGAATCCGAAGGTGAGCAATCAAGCGCTTACAAAGCAATGTTTGTTCTCGCAAAAACTTTTGCTATTGCGCAATCGGGCCTTAACTTAGCTCTTGCAATATCAAACGCTATGGCGTCAGGCCCATTTCCGTACAATTTGGCAGCAATGGCAACAGTTGCAGCTGCTGGTGTTGGTGTTGTTGCGGCGGTAGCTGGCTCCACTTACAGCGGGCGCGAAAATGGCGGATCGGTTATCGGCGGCCAAACTTATGAGGTAGGCGAGAAAAACAAACCAGAGCTACTAATGATACCCGGTAACAATGGGCGCGTGATGTCTAACGCGGATATGAAATCAGCGGTAGGAGGCGGCAACGTCGGCGGTAACGTTTCGGTAAATCTATATGGTGCGCCTGCTGGTACTAGCGTAGAATCAAGACGCGACCCAATAACAGAAGAGAGAGTTATTGATATTGTAATTAATCAAATGACCAACTCAAACAGTGAAGGCCGCAGAGGTATGCAAAATAACTCAAATGTGCATGGTGTTCTAAACGGCAGAAGGAGATCATAAAATGGCAGTAATTCAATGGCCTGCTAATTTACGCGGGCCGCTAGTATCAGGATATAGTCGGCAGGAGGTTGTTGGATTTCGTGAGAATGATTTAGCAGCCGGGCCAGCTTTTGTAGAGCCTTTTTCCGAAGATACACCACAATTTCACGACGTTACATACATGTTTAAAAGCGGTGATGCGCGGCGTTTTCAGCTATGGCTACGCGAGAACAAAATAAAATCTCACTCTCCATTTTTCGATGGTCCACTGATCACGGAAGATCGGTCTATTGCTTTGCAAGAGTGCCGATACACTTCCGACGGTTATCCGCAGCTTACAGGCAAAAGCGTAGGTGGAATGTTTACCTATTCTGCTCGAGTAATAACCCGCGAGATAGTTAATGGTGATGATGCATACACCACAGAACTTGAAGCGCTATGGGGCGTGAATTGCGGGGATATTGATCTCGGCGGAAGCTTGCTTGATGAGGGGTTAAACGGATAATGCCAATTTCAAGTAGAAATTTTTTCGCCACAAAACCGCGAATTATCGAATACATGACGCTGGAAATTTATCACCCTGCGTTTGGATATTTGCGCTTTGTTAAAGACCAGTATTTTGAGAAAACCATAGGAGGCGAGATTTACCAACCTTCTTTTATGGAAATAAAAGAAACGATTCAAGATGAGCGAAATACAATAAGTTACGCGGTGCAGTTGGGGCATATTGGTAGCCAAGCTAAACAGTTTGTTAAAGCTATCGACAAGTACCCGCTGGGATGGATGATACCGATTGACGCGGTTGTTAATTATTGGCTATCAAATGATCTAACAACGCCATACCGCCCAACAGTAGAGCTATCAGTTGGTAACTATGGGATGGATGCTGATAATGTTGCGTTAACTCTCGACACCGCCAACCCACGCGGGCAATCTGTGGCGCGCAGATACAATGTTTATGAATTCCCAGGCACAGGCGCTAAAATATGAGTATGACAGAGGAAGAATTTTGCAACTACGCAGTTGGAAAACCATGGAAAAACAGAGCCGAAGGGCCGATTGCATTTGATTGCTGGGGGCTGGTTCTCGATTCTTACAGAAAAATAGACGGAATTGAGCTTCCGGCTGCTGCAGGTTATGCAGATAAGAACTGCCCAACAAGCGAGGCAGCTAAAAGCATTGACATGGAAAACTTTACACTATGCCAGCCAACAAATGGCGCTATAATGGCCGTATTTGATAATAAAGATAATCTTCTGCACGTTGGCCGATGCCTTTGCGGTAGGGTACTGCACGCAACGAGAGGTCTAGGTGTTAGGCTTGACACGTACCAATCAATCAACAATAAGCACAGAAATGTAAGGTATTTTAAATATGGTTAAAATAATTCACCGACTAGATCCAGCAGGGATCACGCCTCCTGTTTTTTACGATGTCAAGCAAGATACAAACGTTCTCGACTGGTTAAATAAAACATTCGATTCTCAATATGATTTATGCGGAGATTTAGCTTGTTCTTTTAAATTAAATGAAAAAGAAATATTCCGTAGTGATCACGATAACGTTGACCAATCTAGACTTGATTTTACGCTAGGATACAATGACCAGTTAAAAATAATTAATCGCCCTGGCGATACTGGAGACATAATGACGGGGCTAGCAATTAGTTTTGGTGCTCTGGGTATAGCCGCGCTGATACATTCATTAAAGCCAAAACTACCAGGCGCACAAGAAGCGGCGCACGAATCACCGAACAACCGGCTAAACGCTGCCTCTAACGAGTTTCGCCCAGGTCAGGGGATCCCGGAGTGCTTTGGCGATGGTGTTTCTTTTCCTGATTTTATTCAACCGTCAAGCTACAGGTATATAAAAAACAAAAAAATAGTGACTGGGTTGTTTTGCGCAAGCGAAGGTGAGCTTGAGTTACCTATAACGAGGGCTGGAGATACCGATATAAACGATATACCAGAAAGCTCTGCGCAAGTATTTATTCCAGGCACTAAGCCAGGCGATGAGTTTTTAGTAATACATCAAGCAGCAAGTAATGTTGACGGGCAAGAACTGATCGCCCCTGACGATGAAAGCCTAATTCAGTCCGGTATTATTTTTACGATGATTGAAACCGCTGGGGTCATAACCGTGACGGTCGCGTTAACGGTTGTGCAAGATTTGAATTTATCAGTAGGGCTTTACTTGTATATAAGAAGCACGTACACAGAAACAATAACGCCGCCACTGCCAGATCCACCATTTGAACAGCAATCATACGCACTTGATGGCGTGTTTGAAATACTAAGCGTTAATGAAGTAGGTACGGATGCTGTAATTACATTTTATGGATCTTATGCTGGGGATTTAAATGTTAGCGGGTCGCTAGGGAGAGGAAGCCCTGCAGGGGTGATTGGTGAGGGTGATTTGGGTGAGCTTGATTATTGGATCGGATGGTTCGATACGCCTGGAGAAGATGCTAAAGAGGTTTTAATTCACTGGCAAGCACCGGCAGGAGTTCGGGCTAGTGGCGGTGGGATACTTGAGCTTATAATCAGAATTGAGATCGAAAATATTGACGAGCTGCTAACATTTTCAAAAGATATTTCAATAACTAAAAACACATTAGATCCTCAATTTATTACAACTACATTTAGCGATTTACCATCTGGGCAATATAAAGTGAGGGTGCGTAGATTAACCAATGTAATTGCAACAGACGGATCGGCTGGAGAGCAATTAAAAGTTGAGGGTTACGTATCTGTTACGCCTTACTCAGTCGATGATTTTGGTGATGCTACGGTATTGCTAGTGCAGCGAAGGGCGACATTATTTAGCCCGGATCAATCAGGGCAAAAAATAAACTCAGATTACAGACGAAAATTGCCATATTACAATCGCACTACTGGCATTTATGAAAAAGAGAATTTACAGCCGACAAACGCTTTTGCTGATGCTGTTGCTTATACGTTAATGATCCGCGGAAACGAAACAGAGCAGACTGTAAATTTGGCAGAGCTTTACGCCATTCAAGACAGTTTAATTGATCAAAGACTTGGCGCATTTACGTTTACTTTTGACGACGCCGATTTATCAAAGGGCGAGCGAGTAGAGGCGATCTGCAATGTTGCCAGAGTTGTGTCATTTCACGATGGCAAACAGTGGCGCTTTTCGCGTGATGAGGCTAAGCCAGTTCGCTCTGCGCTGTTTAATCGCAGATCAGTAACAGGTAATAATGCAAAACAGGCATGGCAACCACAGAGAGATGATGACGCAGACAGCGTTAGAATTATTTATGTCGATCCAGATTCAAATACTGAAGCCTACGAAGAGCGCGCATTTAACACAAGCACAGGGCAAATAATAACTGGCGAGATTGGAGTCATACCGATTGAGATAAAACTAGCCGGGTGCCGGATCCAATACCAAGCATCAAACCGCGCAGATCTTGAAATTAGACGTATTGCATACCAACGCAGGTCGGTAAAAGAAACAACGTACCGCGACGCTTTAGAGTTGGAGTTATTAGATCGGGTTGGGTGGGTTGACATTAATGACGTCGATACTTTTGACGGTGAAATCATGGGCATCAATGGAGATAGCTACGACACCACTGAGCGTTTTCTACCTGAATCTGGGAAATCATACGTTGTATTTATTACTGATAATGAGGGATACCCATCAAACACTGTGCCATGTGTTGCACGCATTGATACGGAGTTCGGGTTTATCGCTTCCGGTATAAGCGGCGCTTACGTTGCAAGTGGAGATCAGCAAATTGGATCACGTTATTTTATAGCAGACGCTGATGATCTAGCACTATCTGAATTCACGTTAAAATCACGCACACCAAATGCTGACGGTACAGTGGAAATTGAACTTGTCGAATACAAACCAGAAATGTACGAGCGCGACAATGACACACCACCAATATATTCGCCGGCTATTTCTAATGGGCTTGAAGCGCTAAAAACAGAAACCGCTTCTAGTGCGCTTGCTACTCTAATAATACAGGATGATGGTCAAATTTCGTTTGATGATAATGGTTTTGATTTGTGGTATACGGGTGGAATAACTGCCGACATAGGCGATCAGTTTGAGGTATATGCGTCAGTTGCCAGTGGGTCATTAGCATCTGGGCCAATTTATTCATGGTTTCCGCTTACAAGTGGATCGGGATGGTCTACGTTTAGACCATCATCGTTTGGCGTTGGCATTACAGAGTGCGTCTTAAAATTAACTATTAGAGAGATCGCAAACCCAGACAATAAAGCGATAAACACGGTAACAATAAGGTCTACTATTATTGTTTAAATATAAAAGCCCCGTTATGGGGCTTTATTTTTACTTTTCATCTCGTTTCAAATCTGCCCACTGCTCAGAAAAGCCGGCTATAAATGAATAAAATACAGATGGCCTATTTTCAGTGTACGGATTAACTGCCCAACTTTTTACGTTAAATGGCCAGTCTGGATCTACTTCCTCGCCGTAAAAATGATTAATAGCGTGACGCATACCAATTTTGTACGCAGCAATAACTTTATAATCAGGAGTATGCCAAGCTGGGATTTTTATTGTTTCTGTGTCGATTTTATATGATGTAATACACTCAAAATCATTGATCACTGTTGTTTCGCACATACACGGCTCTTTAATATTATTTGACAATGACAACAATATAATATTAATATGTATACATATCAACATATAATTTAAAAATAAAGGGGTTATTGTGGATTTTTTAGATGTATTAAAGAAAATAGAGCCGAACGTGTCGCAAATAGCGCGTGACGCAGGTTTAAAACGACAAGCAGTATATCTGTGGAAAGATGGAGGAATGCCGCGTCAGGTTGTTTTTGACCGCTTGCTTGCCACCGATAAATATAAAGCTGAACTGATAACGCTTAACTATGAATCATTGCGTGACGCTTCGCCACTTGGCCGTCCTACAGGGTCTAAAAATAAAAGCAACACATAATAAAAAAGCCGCTTAATTGCGGCTTTTGTTTAATTACACCTCGGTAAAATTTTCTGCATCCCATACCCTAGTTTGGTTTACATACGGCTCACCGTTTTTCTTGGTTTTGTGCACGCTAATTTCATAACCAACACCCCACCCGCTGTAACGTATCTCCGCAACAGTACAGACTCCTTCGTAATCAGATTTAACTTTCTGCCCAATAACAAACGGGCATTTATGTTCAGCGATAATCTGCTTTCTTTTGTGGACGTATTCGTTAGCGATCCTTATTTCTTCTTGCTTGATTGCAATCTCATTGCACTTGGATTCAATCTCTGCTTGTAGTTTTTTTATGTTCATTTCAAAGCCCTTACGCCGCACAAGGCGGCTTTTGTTTAATTAAAACGCTTCTTGCGCTTGCGTAGGAAAAAATATTTACTCATCATCAACCAATTTCTCTTCTAGCGCCTCGATAATATCCTCTTCAAGCGCTTCAATTAGAAAATCAATGTTATCAAGCGCACCATCATCACTGACAATACTAGCGCTTTCGATTATCCATTCGTCAGGATCCTCTGGGTAACAGTTTTCTGGTAGCGCGTACAACTTGGCCGGTCTACCTTTGGTAAACGAATAACCAACTTCTAAAGTAAAATCATATCCATTAATAACAATATTAATCTGTTTAAGCATGGTTTTTTCCTTTTGTTTATTTGCTATTATTCAACTTATCCAAATCCCACTGCGTAGGCGCATCGTTTACCGCATAGCCTCCGTAGATTGCCGCAACATCTGCGACTTTATTAACATGTATTGTGTCCGTGATTTCCACAACAACTGCGGAGCCCATTTCAGTATCGTGCGCGTTTTTTATGCCTTCCGCTGTTAGCATATCTGCTGCTTTTTGTGGCATGTCGGAAAGTGGAAAATTATATTTAACTATTTGAGTTTGCATTTTCATGGTTATTCTCCGTTGGTCTTGATTAGATTTATGAACTGTTCTAGCGTGTACCAGTCGCCTAGATAGCTCTCTATTACTTCGCGCTCATAATCAGTGAGCAATTTTAAATCAGATAAAGCTTTTGTAGCTGATTTCAGTGCTGTTTGTGCTTCTTGTGATAATTCATCCATTCAAATATCTCCATGAGTTCCCGCCAATGTGCTGACAGGGTTTGCCAACCGGCATGCAATACGATTCAAGGCCATACTCAAGATTGAGCTTGTTAAGCCCGGCTAGTACGTCAACAACTTTGTAATGCTTTCCTGCTTTAACGTATGAGCAGCCATCGTAATCAGTAACAACAAACCGCTTGTTAATAACGCGCTGGTTTCGTGTGCGGCGTGGGCCGCGTTTGGTTTTTGTTTTCATAACTCCCCCACTTTTAAAGAACAATCCGGCCCATTAACTTCAATGTCGATTCGCTCATACCCTGCATCAGTAAAGCCCTTAATACATACGCTTGACGCTTTGTAGTCGTGCATCTGCTGCATAAACAACGGTGCGACATGGTACCAAGTTAATGCCGCCAAACTTAAAGGTAATATTAAACGTCTCATTTTCAGTCCTTGTTAATTAGTGAATAACGTAAAGATATAACTACGCGCCTAATGTGTCAAGTTATTAAATGAGTACGTTAGATAAAACATTGCTACAGTCGGCGCGATAGCTACGGAAAACGCAAGTGATTTATCAAATGGCGCATAATCAACAGAAACGGCCACAACAGGCGCTATACCGACTTCACTACAGTTAACTGGCGTCAGTGTATGATCATTATTTGTTACGCTGTTAGAGCATTTATAGCCTGTTGCTGCGCCAATGTTTAGCGACAAAGAAAGCCGATCATTGACTTTGTAATCAGGTGTATAAGTTAAATACACCGACTTTTTACCCCAGGAATTTTTAGAAACATAAATAGCCTGCACATCAAACAACTCAACACCAACAGCCGGGTTATTTTCGTTCAACATCTCATGGCTCTTTTCGCTTAAGTGGCGGGAGCCTATGCCGATGATTAGCTTTGGCTTCGCGCTAACTGTAAATGATGCGATTATGAGCACGGCTGTTATTAGTTTTTTCATAATTTTGCCTTATCAAAAGCCCGAATTAACGGGCTATTGATTATTAATTAACAAGCTTCAACACTCTATCAGTGAATTGATAACCATCGTCGCGGGCAATACGATCAAAGCTGGTAATAAAATCAACGTGTTCATCTTCAAGTTTAAAGTTGTGACTACGTGGCTGCGTTACAACACCTTCTTGATTTACACCGAGAATCTTCATATTCCCGGCCTTATCCATTATCACCAAGTTCACTTGCTTTTCAATCTTGCCGCCCTCGGTGATATTGGTCTTACTAGGGAAAATTGTAAAATTATATTTCCCAATTTCCTTAAAGCCAGTTAGCCTTAGTCGAGCAATGTCTGATTTGTTAATAGCTATCTCTTTTCTATAGTCACGACAATCTTTTGTAAGAGATTCAATTCTAGCCATTTGTTTTTTACTGCTTTCTGCGTGTTTTACCTTTAATTTTTTAAGCGATTTGTTATCATTGCGGAGCTGTTTAATCTCTTTGCTGTCAGCCTTAAGTCTAATATTCTCAGATTCGAGTTTAGCTGTATAGGCAACAGCTTTTAACCCTTGATCGGCAATTAGCTTGATATTGTGCTCTAAACGCGTCTTGTCTGCCTCAAGCTTTTTAATCTCTTCCTGGTTATTTTCAACAACGTCACACGCTTCGTCATATTCGTTCAGAGTGGTGCTGTGGTACGTTACAAGTCTATCTATTAATTGGACTTGGCTCAATTCGCCGGATTGAATTTTATTGATTATGTTTTGCATGTTATTTTCCTGTTAGTTAGTTTGATTACGCTTCGTAAATGACATTAAGATCTAATTTAAAAGCTAGCGCGTGCTCTGCTAGTGCCCCGTTGCTAAGTTTCCAACCTTTCAGCATATACATAGATTTTGATGCGATAACCATCTGCTGACAGATGCTCATATATTGCGCGTCTGTTAGCCCGTTAGGTAGCATTGCTGGGTTTAATACGTTATAGCCTCGGCTTTCTAAAGCGCGGCCGCATTCGATGAATGCAGCGCGATTAAAGTTTTTATGCCCGGTCATAGGGCCTGATAAATACACTGTTCCTTTGTTCATTTTCCTGCTCCTTAATTTTCTGCGCCCTATCAACAATATCTGCAACGCTAATATTTAAAGCGCGGGCCACTTTGTTTAATGTTCGCCAAGTTGGATTGGAATCGTCTGAGCAAAGCTTGTTAACTACAGACCTGCCTATCATCATTCTGGCGGCTAATTTGTACTGGCTGCACCCTGATAGCTCAAGGTGCCATAGGATCGCTGGGCCGATCATTAGGCTCTCATCGCTACAAATTTTTGAACAGTTTTTAATGTTCTTGCTTTTTTACCACCGGCACTAAGTCTGCCTTCTACTGCTGCGTAAATAGTGTTGTCAGTAAAAACGAAATCAGAATCCCCACAAGTAAATTTAACATCGCCGTTTGATAATGTTCCGTTATATTCAGTTGCGATTTTTTCAGCTAGGTTAGTCATAATGTTTTTCCTTTTGTGTATTTGCTTTCGATGTAAATATATTAATATACGTTCACTTAAAAGTAAACGTTATTTGCAAATTAATTTAAAATAATTCGCCTCTGGTTTCAACTGTACCAGGCTTACCGATTAATCCATTCCCCCACGGAGTTCTTTTTATTACTATTTTTTTAGGTTTTACCGGAGCATCTACCGCCCTGCGCCCCCTTCTGTATTTGTTCTCTTTTTTCTGTATGCCAAACTTAAGCAATAGTCCATACTGCTCTCTATTGATTCCGTATACCTTGCACTTTCCATAGCTCAACACGTCTAAAATCCCGGCCTTTGCGAATATATTTAACCTGTGTCGTATTGCTGCGACATCCATAAAGATACCTGCGTCATCCATCCATTTGCATAGCGTTTTATTTGTCATTTCTAAAGTTTCATCGGTAAGCTTTGCGTCGATAACTTCCGCTATTTGTTCTGTTTTTATTTGCGTGTTTTTCATTGGTTTTTGCTCCTTTTAATTACTTGATACAAATATTAATTATAAAACCCTCGCTTATTTATTAAAAACTGCGAACTTTTTCGCTATGTAAATTCGCAGACGGTTGTTTGCTGCAAACCGCGCCTTACCATCTTTACGATGCGGAGCTGGTTCTGCGTTATGCGCTTTAACAAAAACATTGTTATAAGCAAAGCACACCTTACCGCGCTCGTCCTGCTGTAGAGTGGATAACTTGCTATCAATCCACTCTGCATCATCTTTATGATGGTGTTGCGGCATTTCAAGTGTTATGCGCTTCGGTTTGTGGTATGCCATGCTCTTACCGCCTCAATTGCACCAATGGCACTACATGCCACACAAGCAAAAGCGCCTTGATTATGGCTATCAATAAGATATTTGATTTGCTTGTCGCTAATACTGCTTTTTGTGTGATCACGCCGTTTAAGCTCGATAAGGATTGGCGGGCAGCACGGAATTACAATATCGCTTGCACCGGTATTCATGCCTTCCTGCTTTTGCTGATAACCTTGGCGCTTAGTGCGTTTACCTTCATTGCGAATATGTACGGCAATATCTGCCAGCTCAGGAAATTCAATGCGCAGCAGCTTTAAAAAACTGATCTGCTCAGCTGATTCTACCGGGCATGCGCCGCGCCAGCTTGTATCGCCAAAAATGGTTATTGATTGTGGTATTTTTTTTAGGTTCACTTTCTTCGCTCCGTTAAATACTATTTATTAAAAATAACTTTACATGCTTATTATGTCAAGTTATTAATCATTTTTATTAAAAATAACCTCCCTCACTTCAAATTTTGCATAACCATTCGCACCCATAGATTTTTTAATCTTGATATTATCGGGCGCGACGCTCCAAAAATCGCATTGCGAATACTCGCCGTCAATCATATCAAGATCGGTGTTATTTGCTTTTGCTAACCGATTAAACACCCAATGCTGCTTTTTAGTGTGCCATGCTGTGATAGCGCCGATCTCAGTAGAGTAAACTGCCTTCAGTGACATATTGCCAACTGCGCTTTTATATGATTCATATTTCACGCTGGCACAAGAAATTATTTTTATTTCCCCGGTAGCAATAACGCCAGCTTGCCCGGCCTTTTCGGTTAGCTTTTCATTAGGATCCACAAGTCGCGCTTTGCACTGTGTGCACTGGCGCGCTGCGATATCGTTATCAGCAAGGCAATCGGGGCACGTTTTATAGCTATACCTATGACTGCATGGGACAGGCCTACCACTCAATATATACGCCTCTGGATTGCTGCAACGGCGCGAGTAATGGGCTGGTACAGGTATTTCCTTAAATGAGCATTCGCCGAACTCGTCCTTCGTGGACGGATCCAATACTTGAGTGGTTAATACCATTCCTTCATATTCAGGATCGCTGTCTGCATTTGTACCGGTTTTTTGCTCAGTCCCGGCAACAAGGAAATTACCAAAGCGATCATGACACAATCCGGCATAAGCCGCATCATTACGCCGCTTTTTACTGGATATTGCATTGCAGGAGGGGCAAACAACTGTTATTTCCTCTCCTGCTTCGCTTTTCTTTTTAGCCTTTATGTCTGGCGTGAAAATATCTGATTGCAGGCTGTGACGCTCAATGTTTTCTGCATAATCCAAGATTAGACAATGATCTTTATCATCATGCAGACGGAGGCCCCTGCCTATTATTTGTTGAAACAATGAGGCTGACTCAGTGGCGCGCATAACAGCAACTACATCAACGTGCGGAGCATCAAAGCCTGTCGTTAAAATATCCACGTTGACTATATACTTAAACACTCTGGCCTTGAATGATTCGATTATATTGATCCGCTCTTTCTTTTTGAGTTTACCGGTAACGATGCGAGATCCCTCTGGTAGGTAACCTAAGATTTCCTCGGCATGCGAAATAGTCGAGGCGAAGATCATGACGCCCATACTATCCTCTGTTTTTTCGATAATGCCTTGCACTATGCGCTCGGTTTTTGAATTACCGGAAAATGTTTTCTCGATAGACTGCGCGGTAAATTTGCCCATATTGTTAGTTTTTAGCGCGCTGGTATCATAACCATCTTCACTTTCGCCTATTTTAACTTGGCTTAAATAACCATCACTAACCAATTCCCCGGCGGTTATTTTATAGAGTAGCTTTGAGAAAAATGGTTCTATTGCTTTTGTTTCATCGTGGTGCAATTCTTGATCACCAGTTGCATCAATTGCGTAAATATACCCGGTTCCCATTCTGTAAGGTGTGGCGGTCATACCAATAATACGACACTTATCATTTACAACTTTCCCGCTTATCTCATACATTAAAACCGCTTCAATAAGTTTTTTAAGCGTATTGGCTATACCGTGCGCCTCATCAACTATGATCGCGCTAACCCCCATATGGGCAATTTTTTCGATTGCTCCTAACGCGCTTTGAGGGCTGGCGAATATAACCTGGCTACGCAAACATTTTTTACCGGCACTGGAGCAGAAGATTGAGGCATGGTTACCGGTTAATTCATATTTTTCTGCGTTCTGTTCTACCAGCTCTTTACTGGGTGCGATACAAAGAACTCTTTTTTGTGGTGCTGCAGTAGAAAAGAATTTTGCCAGCTCGGCAACAATCAAGCTTTTGCCCGCCCCGGTCGCTAACTCTAATAGGCATGGTGAAAGCCGTTTTTTTACGTGAGCTATAACAGCATCAACGGCAAGCTGCTGATATGGCCTGAGTGTGAATCCCATTGTTTTATGTCCTGTTAGTTAATAAAAAGCCGCCGTAATTGGCGGCTGGTGGGCTTGTTAGTGGCTAATGCTAGAAGTCGATATCAACCTCTTGCTCTGGATGTTGAGCGTTTTGCATTGTTGTTGCAGTTGTTGACTGCTGCTGATCTGCATAAGCCGGACCGGATTGCTGCTGAGCTGACTGCTGTTGCTGCGCTTTCTGCTGCCCAGGCTTACGCATTTTTTCACGTAGATAACCAAATCCGCGCACAAAGTTAATTTCACGCCCGTCTTCTTCGTCCACGAACAAACCAAACTTAACGCGACCTTCTGCAGCGCCAACCCAATAATCCTGGACGTTTTCAGTTGTCGGCTCCATTTGTCCGTTGGTCATTGGAAAGCCCGCTTGTGCATCTAAAACGCCAAGATTGCGCATTGCTAGATCGCGCTTGTTTGCATCTACATCAAAGATTTTCGCGTTGTAACGATATTTTTGACCATAAAACTCGCCTGGTGTTGTAATTGAAATATTGATAAGACAAACCTGCTGGCTTTTACCTTCTTCGATACCCATGAAGCCATCGATTACTGAAAACTCGAGCTCGGTATTGTCAGGCACTATCTTGTTTTGACCGTCGTAAAAACCTTCATAATTAATGTCTTGCTCTTCCATTGGTTTAAAAAATGCACTCATGTTTATTACTCCTGCGCCTTGCGCTTTGTTGTTGATAACAGGTTCACCCTGTCGATGGGGTTAATTAAATACTAAATTTATATTGTTGTAAAGTATTTTTTCTGTAATAATACAAATAAATTAAATGACACATAAAAGGAAGCTTAAAAATGAATACAAAAAGCAATCAAGTTATTGAGCGGATAAACTCTGCAGTTAATGCAGGGATTAAAATCAAATTTATTTCTGAGCAGTCCGGCATTACCTATTTCCGGATCGCCTCGGTAGTTAATACTAAATCATACAGAACACGCACCACGTTTACCGACTCCGAAGCAGATAAGGTTAACGAGGTGTTAGACGGTATTATTAAAAAAATCATTAAGTAGGTGAATAAAATGAACTTAAAATTCCCTTTAAAATTATCATGCGGTCATTTTACTAATGACGCCTGCATGTGTTGGAAAGAACGCGGCGGGAAATACCAATCAAACGGCGACAGCCCAATAGATAAAGCTTTAGAACAATTCAATGGGCAATGGCGCAGCGTGCTTGAAAACTACGGTGCAAGGTTGCCAAGTGGTAAACATCACGGTCCTTGCCCTGTGTGTGGCGGTAAAGATCGCTTTCGCTTTGATGATAAAAACGGGAGGGGCACTTGGTTTTGCTCTCAATGCGAACCACAAAGCGGCGGCGGTTTATTGTTGCTCTCACGCTACCTTGGCAAGCCAACAATCGAAGCTGCAAAAGAACTGGTCGGCGATGATATGCATAAATCTATCGCGCCAAAACGGATCCACCAGGTAAATGATGACGAGATCCGAAAAGCCAACATTCAGCAGGCAAAAAAAGGTGCTGCGGTATTGATTGCGTCGTCTTTTCTTACTGAGCATGAATACATGACAAACAAAGGTTTAACCGGTAAATGGCTGACTAACGGAGAACCAATAATGAGCAAAGGCGCGATCATTGGAACCGGTGAATTATTGCTTGTACCGTTTTATAAAAATGGCGAACTGGTAAACGTACAGAAGATCACAAAAGACGGCACAAAACGCCCGTTGTGGGGTGGTGACATGGCCGGGGTGCAACACATTATAGATGGCAAAACAAAAACGCTTGCAGTTGTTGAAGGCTATGCAACCGGCGTAACAGTCAATCTTATGACTGGGTATGAAGTTTACTGTGGATATAATACAGGCAACCTTGCAGCGGCAGTTAAAAAAGCAAAAGAAGATCATCCTGACTCACGCATTATTATATTTGCTGATCACGATGAGCTAGATGAAGTGCATAATCGCCGACCGGGTGAATATTTCGCAAATGAAGCGGCTGCACCATTTAATGCAATTGTCGCATTACCTCCGGAGCTTGGTGATTGGGATGACTATCGACAAAAACACGGCATAGATAATTGTAAAATCGCCATGCGTGACGCCATTAAAAAAGACATGGGTATTAAGCCGGTGCTGGCTGCATTGGAAGTCGCACCCGTTCCGGAGTTGGGGCCAGAACCAATACAACAACCTGCGCCAGTGTTCGGAAGCTGGTTAAATCAGCCACAACAAGCACCGGCACAACAAGCACCGGCACCCAAAAAGAAAACTGGGCTTGACGCCTTGCCGGAGGGGGTGGATTTTGATGGGCTTGATATTGATCACCCTCCCGGATTGGCCGGTGAGATCGTGAAGTATACGAGAAATGGCGCGCACAGACGGTTAACTGGTGGAGCTTACTCCGTGTTTGCCATTCAAACAATGGCTATGGCTGGCTATGGGTTGACTGGCTTTGCTGATTCAAAATTAAGCCTTATAACCATAATGCTAGGGGTTTCTGCGGCAGGTAAGGAACGTCCGCAAAAGGTCATGAAAGAGCTTCTAAGTGAAATAGATGTGTTTACTTATGGTGATATTAGATCAGATAAAGATATTTTAAGGGCTGCCATTTACGACCAAGGGCGCTGTTTTTATGTTTACGATGAAGCACACAAACTGTTAAGCAACAACGCAACAAAAAACAATCCGAACTCTGATCAGATAGTCGGAACATTGATGAGCTTGGCTACTACATCATTATTGACACTATCTAAACTACATCAAAGTGAATTCGCAAAAGATGCATACCAGCTGATCGGCAGATATGAAAAGCAGTTAGCCGCAAAGCAGGATATCCTACTGGGGTATAACAAAGATCTTGAGCAAGGCAAAATAAAAGCCATTGAGATTGAAATAGCCAATATAACCGCAGAAATAGCCGGACAAACAAGGCTATTAGAGTCTATAAAAAGAGGAGTGAAAAACCCTGCGTTAAATCTAGCTGCATCATCAACACCTCAAAAAATGGCCGACATGATCAACGAAGAAAATATAGAGCAAGGTTTTTTAGGTCGCGGCTTAATGGTTGATTGTGGTGAGGAAAGGGAAAAGAAAAATACATCACTAAGGGATCGCAGGGGCAAAAAAAGCAATGATGATCGGGTTCTTTATGAGCACCTGAAGGCTGAAATAGGAATGATTGCGCAGCTTGCAAATCAAGAGTCTGAGAAAACAGTAGAAAATGAGTTTAACGGCGTAAATAAGGAGGTGGACGCAACACCAGCGGCGTTTGAAATGTTATGCAATATAGATGATCATTACGAGCAAAACGACTATAGGAACCACCAACGACTTGGGCCGCTTTACGCCCGACTATCTGAGCGAGTAATAAATGTTTCAAGTATCTTGGCGCTTGGTAATTTTGTAGATGGCACGATGACGATTACTACTGATCACGTAAGATTTGCGCTTATGATGGCTATAAACTCCATTCAACACATGGCAAGCAATTTGAAGGTAAATGAGGCAAAAGACGGGGAAACAATAGAGGCCAAACTGGAAGGTATAAAGGAAGTTATACTTAAACGACTAGATGTTGCAAAGGATGATTCAGACGAAGGATGGCGGTATTTATCCAAGATAAAAGGACATTTAAGACGCCAAAAATACTACCAGGATATTGCAGATGAGCTTGCTCAACATAGCCAAGATGCGTTTAATAATGCAATTACATCTCTAAATGGAGATAGAAAAATAGAGTTGATCGGAAAAAAAGTTCGATTAAAAAGATAAAACAAGCGAAAACAACCATTTCACAGCCTCGTTAATTCGGGGCTTTTTTATATTTGCAAGAAAAACCTATATAACATTTTTTCATAAAAAAATATGGCTTTATAATATTTTGGAATATACAAAAAACAGGCATGAAAGCTGCATGACACATAGCAGCAAAAAACTTTTCCCTGTCCCGGAAATTTCCCACACTAGAAAAAAAGAATAAACAATTCAAAATCAACAACTTACGTTATTTTTCCGGGTTTTCCGGGTTTTCGATCCGTATAGGGGGCCTTAAAGCACATCTACTATAAAATATAAAGGAAAAACAGGAAACGGAGGTATAGACGCTAAATAAACAGGGAAACCCGGAAAAACCATATAAATGTTTCCCAAAGAAAGATATATAAAAAAAAATAATATAAAAATTCTTTCTTTAGTACTTTAGGGAAGTATTCTGTGGGGTTAGGGGTCACTAACATGAATTTTGGTTGGAGTTGATTTTAAGTTTTGCGCAATGGTGGGAAAACAGAAGGGAAATTCCGGGAAACCCGGAAATTTAATTAACGAAAATAAATACCCGCGTTTTACTTGACGAAAAGATGGGAGAGGTGTAGATTGTAAACAAATAAAACAACAAAGGACATAAAATGACTGAATCAAACGAAACAAACAAGGCTCAGGTTAAAATGGTTAGTGACGCAGGAAATGGGTTAATTCCACTACCTGAAACTAGCTTTGAACTGGCGGAGTTATTGCGCTGTGTTTTGTTGGCTAAAGATTATGAAACCGAAGAGGCCTATGTAATGAATAAATCACGCATTCAATTCATAAAAGCGATCATGCAAAAAAACAGTGTAGATGGATGGGTTTATCTGTCCGAGGTTAAATACCGCCTAAACTCCCGAGCGTATTTCAAAGAACTGTCAGCGGCACAAAAACAGCGCGGCATTGACACCTTTAGGGCATTATCAGTTGAAATGGTAAAAAGCGGGGTGATCAAGCGTGTAGATTCGCAAGTAATGTTAACCGGCAAAGCTGAATCATATTTAAAAGAATTGCAAGAATTTTAATTAAACAAAAACAGGAGCAATACCATGAGCACAGAAGTATCAACAGAAATCGAAGCAGTAGAACAGATCACTAATCTTCCATCATTGCCGGATCAGTTTGGCGAAGAAAATCTTCAAAAGCTATTCAAGCAAGTTGAAGACGAAGTTAAATCAGAAGTGGCCGACGTAGAAACGCAAGATGGGCGTAAACGAATTAAAGACCTTGCGGCTAAGATTTCAAAAAGCAATAAGGCAATTGACGAACCTATACGCAATCATTTGCGTGTCATGAAAGCATTGCCAAAGGTTTTGGAGTTAAATGCACGTAATTCTAAGTCTCGCTTTGAAAAGCTGCGAGAAGGCGTTTTAGAGCCTTTGACGAAAGCGCAAGAATTCCAGAACCAGCAGCTTGAATGGTTAGTATCTGTTCCTGTTATGTGCACCTATCCAAACATAGACAGCGATCAGCTAAAACAACACCTTGCGGATATTGAAACAATAGGTACTTGTGAAATCTGGCCCGAGCTAAAGAAAAAATTTAAAGTTGCAATCGAAGCAGCAACCACCAGCGCAACGGTAACGCTTGAACGAGTGGAAACAGCAGAAAAGCAAGCCGCAGAACTGGCCGAGCTACGAAAGCAGCAAGAAGAAGCCGAACGAAAAGAGCATGATCGCAAAGTAGCAGCTGAAGCAGAAGAAAAAGCAAAACGCGAAGCCGAGCAAAAAGCATGTAAAGAACGTGAAGATATTGAGCGGCGCGCGGTGGAAGCAAAACAGCGCGAAGAAGAAGCCAAACAACGCGAAATCAGAGCCAAGCACGAAGCTGAGCAAGCAGAAAAACGCCGCATTGCTGAAGCTGAAGCAGCAGAAAAACGCGCAGAGCAAGCTAAAATCGACGCAGAGAATCGCGCTAAAGCAGCAGCAAAGAAAGCCGCAGAAGATGAACGCAAGCGTATTGAAGAAGAAGAGGCGGAACAAAAACGATTGGCAGAAGCTCGCGAAGCAGACAAAAATCACCGAATTAAAATTAATCGCGCCGCACTGGTAGCCTTAGTCGCAGGCGGGCTTAGTGAAGAAGATGCAAAAACGGCCATTACGCTAATAGCTAAACGCCAAGTTCCTAACATTTCGATCCAATACTAATTAAATAACAGCGCCAGAAATGGCGCATAGGACTTAAAATGATAACAAAAGTTTTCTACTGGATAAACGGTAACAATAAATTCGTATGGCAAACAACATATAGCGATAGACTATACAGCGAAAAATCTCGCAGACATTTAATTACGAGAACAAAGCCAACGGAGAGTCAAATCCGCAATTTACACAAGCAGTACGAAAAATTTAAAGAGGTATTATGATGAAAACAACCAGTACAACAGCACTAACAAATCAAGAATACCGCACAGTAAAAGCATTTAGTAAAAGCGACCTGGATTTAATCCACAAATCGCCAGCGCTTGCGGAATGGAGCAAAAACGCGCCGCAAACTGAAAGCGAAGTTGCAAACATTGGCACGGCAACACATGCAGCATTGCTTGAGCCGGATTTATTTGAAAGTGATTATATCCGCATGCCAAAATTCGATAAGCACACCAAGGCTGGAAAAGAAGCCGCTGCAGCATTTGCTGAAACAATGCAAGGCAAGATCGTATTTTCAGCAGAAGATTATGATCTGGTTGTGGCCATGCGCGATAGCACGCTTGCGCACCCAATTGCAAATAAATTATTAACATCACCAGGCCAAAGCGAAACATCTATTTTTTTCGAGATGGACGGCGTTAAGTGCAAAGCAAGACCGGATCGCATCACTGAGATTGATGGCGTGCATTACGTGATCGACGTTAAAACCAGCGCAGACGTTGAGAAGTTCAATTTTAGTGTGCGGGACTATCGCTATGACGTTCAGGACGTTTTTTATAGCGAAGCGTACAAGCAATTAACCGGCGTTAAGCCTCGGTTTATTTTCGTGGTTGTTGGTAAAACCAAAACTTTTGGGCGTCATCCGGTGCGAGTGTTTGAGTTGGATCAAGATTCAAAAGATGCAGCATGGCTTGAATGCTCTAATGATCTCGAGGTGGCGAAAGAGTTTGAGGCTTTCGGCCTTGGCATTGTAGAGGTGGAGATCATTTCAACACCGAAAAAATGGAAATAATCTAAATAAATATTGACAATAACGTGTAAAGTATTATTATTTGCTTGCACGTTAATTTTAACTTTAACCAATAAATAAGGGCTCAAACTATGAGTACAGCATTATCAATTGTTGCGCAAAACACAGGCGCAAGCGAAGAAGAAATCGGAAATGTTTTAACTGGCATGATCATATCTGCAAAAAACCAGCATGGAGCAAAAGCAACAGGAGCTGAAATGGCAGTTGTTACCGGTGTTTGTGCAAAGTATGGATTAAACCCACTCGTGAAAGAATGCGCAGCATTCATCAGTGGCGGTAAATTATCAGTAGTTGTAATGATCGACGGCTGGTACAAGATGGTTAACCGCCAGGAATCATTCGACGGTGTAGAGTTTGAGGATCACATTGATGCAAACGGTAAGATTACCGCTATTACTTGCAAAATGTATATCAAAGATCGAAGCCGCCCTGTGTGCGTAACCGAGTATATGAACGAGTGCGCAGATCCTAAATCAAGTGTATGGAAGCGTTGGCCTGCCCGTATGCTTCGCCATAAAGCATATATCCAGGCGGCTCGTATAGCTTTCGGTATCAGCGAGGTGATCGACAATGATGAAGTGGATCGTATCAACAGCAATCAACCAAAAGATATCACGCCTAAAATTGACGTTGATTTTGACGCGATTGACAAAGCGTTCGCCGAATGTGGAGACGATGAAACACTGCGACAGTGTGCAAGTGGTATCCGGGAAGAACTGCAAAAAGGTGGCGCATGGGATAGCGCAAAAGCGAAAGTAGCCGCAATGCGCCTTGAGCATAAAAACCGTATCGAAGTTGTGCTTGAAGCCAATGAAAGTATCGAACAGGAATCAGAGCAAGCCGAGGTAGAGCAGGAAGCTATCGAGGTAGAGTTTGAAGAAGTTAACGAAGATAAATAAAATAACTTGACACAGCTTTTGTTTGCATCTAAATTGTAGGTGTAAACAAATTAAGGAGCTACAAATGCGAAACCAAGGAATCAGAAGCGAAATGCTAAAATGCGCCGATAATTGCCGGGTAAATGTGTTACCGATTGGCAAACTTGTGTCGTTAGCGTGGATAGGGCAAGCAGGGACGCACAGAGAAGTGATTTCTAAGAAAAGCCTAGCACTTTGTAGCCTTTCCCTTTTAAACGCGTTAGAGAGCGCTACAGTAGCAATGAAGCAGTAAGAAAAATTAAATAAACCCAACCACAAAAAAGGAAATTACAATGTCTAAAATAGTAGCTGCAATATCCGCAACTCAAACAGCAATTAACACCAACGGCGGCACAGTAGTTTGGAGCGATAAATTACAGGAGTATTTTTCTACTGACGCTTTACATATCGCAACACAGACGATTATATGTACTCGTGATGAGTTTTATAACTGCATCTCAGAAATGACAGGCGATAAAAAAGCGCATCTAGAATGGTTGGCTGAGGTTAACGCAAAGCGCGATTTTGCCGAGGATGTTGCTCAGCGTGATCGCCTTGTTGCAACGGTTAAAGAACTGGACGCGGCGCTTGAACTTTGCACTGGATACATCAAAAGCCCGCTTGAAGCTGAAGTTAAGCTTTTGATTGCTGAAATGGAATAAAAACAACCTACCTGGCGTACTAACAATGCGCCATAACTCAAACAGAGGAAATTATTATGCAAGACCAGTACTGCACCGGGTGTTTACAACACAGATCAGAAAAGCACTTTACAATTTGGCTAAACGATAAAACAAAATCACGGCGCTGTGACGATTGCAGTAATAGCGATACAATTAAAAAACGGGTACAAGCGCACGAAAAAGAGCGCAGATCAAAGAAAAAAGCTGTACCACAGATATTACAAAAGCTTGCTGATACAATTGGAAGCGAACGCAAGCGGGTTGTAAGCGACAGGCTTTATAAAATTGCAGAGCAAAAGAGAATTGATGATGAAATTGGTATTTAGTAACTTAAAATAAGGAAATAAAATGAAAACTGCAAAATTAGCAAGAGATGTTGTAATTCACACGCTCGGCACATTTGAAAAAGGAACAGAGGTTACGGTGTTAAAACAAGGTGACCGCTGTCATGTTATGGTGGGCACTGCTTCGTTTTATGTCGATGCAGATGATATTGACCTGTAATTTACTTAACACAACCGTAAACGTATAATCCTCTTAGATATTATTATTTAAGGGGATTTTTTTATGGCTGGAATAAACGGGAGGCCGACAAAGCTAACGCAAGACTTTATCAACAAAGCTGATGAGTATATGGATTGCTGGGAAGAGTTGGGCGAAGTTATCCCATCCATCGCTGGGCTATCCGTATACACAAGAGTATCAAGAGACTCTATTCATTCGTGGGCTGCTGGCGAATGGCCGTCAGACGCAAGCGAGAGCACCAGAGAAAGCTTTTCCGACATCGTTACAGCATTGGGGGCCACACAGGAGTTAAAACTAATGAACGGAGGACTAGGCGGCGCAATGAACCCGACAATAGCTAAGCTACTTCTGCACAAGCACGGGCACAGTGAAAAAGTTCAACAGGACAACGTTTCATCTGATGGCTCAATGGGCCTTGATAACCTAAACATCACAGTAACTAAACCATAAAGGATGGGCAAGATGAGCGATAAAACAAGAGAGCAAGCAATAGTTGAAGCAGTTAATTACGCAAAAGCAAAGTGGATTTGTAACGCCCACCATGAAACATGGGGGTTTAAAGTATCAAAAGCCGAGTTTGACGCGTGTGTAAATGATATGAAGAGGGCTTTGTGGCTTGAAGAGTCACCATCAGAGTATTGCGCAAAAATTTACCAGAAAACATTAATGTGCTCAGTGTTATTTTCGGCAGGCTTTGCAGCTGGGATTGTTGCTGGTGTGTTTTTGATTGCTAGTAAATAATGGACTACGAAGTTTTTTCCTGCTTTGAAAAGCATGTTGATTTAAACAGTATACAGACTCGCGGCCAATTACTCCGGGATAATCGCTATCACATCATGCATGGTGGCAGGGGTGGCGGTAAGTCTGTTTTTGTCGCAAAAACGCTAGTGCTTGAGGCGTATTTAAAACAAACACAGATACTATGCGCCCGTGAGCTGATGAACTCCATTGCAGATAGCTCAATGGCTCTATTGTGGGAGCAAGTCGAATCCCTTGGCCTTGAATCATTCTTCACTAAAACAAAAAATGAACTGGTTGGAGCTAACGGCTCCCGCTTCTTTTTCCGTGGCCTAAAAACAAACATAACCAGCGTAAAATCAATAGCGCGAATAGATCGGGCGTGGATCGAGGAGGCGGAGGCCGTATCCGAGGATAGCTGGAAAGTATTAACGCCATCAATCCGAACCAAGAACGCCAGGATAATAATCACATTCAATCCGCGCATGTTAATGGATGCAACCTATCAGCGGTTTGTTATTAAGCCGCCATCTGATTCAATAATCACTGAATGTAATTACTGCGATAACCCTCATTTCCCGGAAGCGTTAGATCAAGAGCGACGAGATATGAAGGAAAGCGATCCTGATTTATATGATCACGTTTGGCTTGGTAAGCCTGTTGGCGATTCACCACTTGCTATCATACCTCCGAAATGGGCGCGCGCTTGCGTTGACGTTCATAAGCTGATCGGCATTGAAGCTGATGGGGTTAAGCGCATGGGCGATGACGTCAGTGGTGGCGGAACCGATCCAAATGCTAACGTAATGTTGCATGGACAGGTTGTTACATTTATCAAAGAGTTTAGGCAAGGCGATCCGGTAAGTGCTGCGCATGATACGTGGGCCAATGTATTAGAGCAGGGCGCGATGCATTTGGTATATGACTGCATAGGCGTAGGGTCGGGCACTGAGCAAACACTATCTAAGCCGCAATTTGAACACAAGATATTAGGCACCGGAGAGATAAAGATCACAGCGTTTGATGCTGGTGGCGCAATAGAAAACCCGGAACAGATTGACGAACTGCATAAGAAGAAAAACAAACAGGTTTACAGTAACCTAAAAGCACAAAAGTGGTGGTGGTTGCGTTATCGGTGCCAACAATCATGGCTGGCCACTCAGGGTATGGATTATAATCGGGATGCTGTATTGTCGATTAATTCAGAGTCAGTTGATAAAGACTTAATTGAAAAGCTAATCTTTGAAATGAGTTGTCCGCAGCGTGAATATTTGGGCAGCAAGCTAAGAGTTGAGCCGAAAGATAAGTTGAAAGCAAGGGGTATACCTTCTCACAACTTAGCGGATGCGCTCATAATGGCAGATTACCAGGTTAAAGAATCCTCCCTAACCTCTGTCCTATCTAAGCGCCGGGAGCGTAGGCGGTAGAAATAACTTGACAGCGTTGTGGGGTGTGTTTATGCTTTGTTACTGTTAAGTTATTAATTGAGGAATGAGTATGAAAAAAGAAACTGTATTGGAAATATTTGAGGAATCACTTTCAGCTGGCGGTCAATTCTTTGAGATAGATGATATAGCAGCTGAATTCAGATTGAAGATAGAGGAAGCTTACAAAAAGCAGAAAGAGGAACGTGGAAAATGAAATATGTTATTTGTTACTCAGGCGGGAAATCATCAAGTGAATGTGCGTTATCAGTTGCCAAAAAATACGGTGCTGAAAATGTAATTCTATTAAACCATGATATTAACGGGCATGTTGAGCAGGCATGCACTAAGCAGTTGAAGAAAGATGTGGCTGATCATCTTGGGCTTGAGATTACTTATGCGAACCATAACCGATGGGATGAAGTGACGCCAGTAAGTGTCTGTGTTGATGCTGAAGCATGGAAAGTTGGACGCGGCCAGATACTTTGCACAAACCGACTAAAAACCGAACCGTTCAAGCAGTGGCTAAAACAAAACGATCCTGACGGTGAGAACATTTATGTTTACGGTATGGACTTAAACGAGCAATCACGTATCACTCGCCGCTCTCAGATTATGGGGCAGATGGGATATAAAACACTGTTTCCCATGACTTGGCCAGAAGATGAGATTGTGCGCCTTGAGTCTATCGGTATTAAACCTGGCGCAGTTTACGAAACGTTTAATCATAGTAATTGCATCGGGTGCCTTAAAGCAGGTTGGCAGCATTGGTATATTGTCTACTGTACTCGTCGTGATGTGTGGGATGAAGCTAAAGAAGGCGAGGATGAGATAGGTTATGCAATACATAAAGATAAGGACGGCCCTGTTTATCTTGAGGAAAAAGAAGCTTTGTTTAATTCGATGATAACAGCTGGGGTTGTACCGACTGAAAAAATAAAGCCGCAAACATTCTGGGCGCAAGCTAAAAGAGCCATTAAACAGCATGAAGCTGAATTATCAGAACTGGCAGAGCATGATAAAGGGGTTTGTTTAGACTGTTCGCTGTAGCCACACCAAACAAACCCGCATAACAGCGGGTTTTTACTTTTGCCCTTATAACGGTTTGATATTACAATCGTATTTATCAATTAAACAACCAACTATATGAGGTGCATTATGTTTATTACAGACAAACAGCCGGAGCGCAAAGAGAAACCGGAAGATATCGTATTTACAAACAACCCTGTTAAGAAGTAGCCGCCATGGTGTCGATTATATTTATAATTGCAGCGCTAATTGTTCATAAACAGGGGGCTGCTGTTGCGTTACTCGTGGCAGGATTTGCTGACCTACTGACCGATGGTGCATTTGCACTACTGCAATACCAGAACCCGCTTTATGTTTATTACGTGGCGTTATTCCTGATTGTTTTCGGCTGGTGGATCGCAATGTGTCGGCTCAAAATGGTATCAAGCCAGATAGTAACCGGGATAGCTTGCGTACTGATGTCGATATCTGTTGTTGATTGCTACTTTGCAGAGGGTTATAAAACAATCATATCCACAGCATTCCCTTTCGCGATATGGGCTATAAATGCCGCAACAATTTGGGCCGCATGGAATGATAGAAACTGGACTTATAGCGCTTATTGCAATCGTGGGGGTGAGGGTTTTAATTCACACAGTAAGGTTGATGTCAGATGTTAGAGAAGGTCATAGACGCAACAGGGAAGGGCTCGATAGTGGCGATCCCGGTAAGTGAAGCAGCAGAGAAGTTGGGTATGTTCATCGATGTTGATACTTTCCAGCTAATCTCTGCAATCGGTGTTGTGGCATTAATTATTGATAGGTCAATAAGGTTATATTGGGATGCCAAGGACAGAAAGAAGAAAGCGTAGCTTCACGCGGTATGTAAAAGCCTCCTTCATTGGGGGCTTTTTTGCATCTATAGCTTGACAGTTTGAAAAATGACAATTAAGCTAGTGTAAAGTTTTTAATTAAAGGAAAAAGAAAATGCTAGGCCTATTTATTAAATGTAAGCACCGTATAGCTGACCTATGTGTGCAAAAAGAGCAAACAATTAATAAAATTGACAATGATTTTGAGGAGGTCTGCTACCACTTTCGCTGCATGAAGTGCGGGCGGTTGGTAGTTAAAAAACACGCAAGACTAATTAATGGCGTAGATGGTTTTTTAAAGGAGAAGTAAGATGCAAAATGATAAATTGAGATTAGATTATTTTTTCAAACAAGGGTTAAAACTTGCCAACTACGACGTAGTTGGTCGTGAAATCGGGCTTACAACTGTTGTCGAACACAACATAGATGACTTTAATCTTCCATGTCCAAACGATGTAAACATGTGGATTGAATCATTCGCACCCCGCAAAAACAAAGGTGTGCAGCCTTGCGGTGATGATGCGCCTGTTGTCCTAGAGTATTATCGCAACCATAAAGACTTCGGTAATGAGAAAAGATACGCTGGGCAGGTTGATTGGGCTTGTGTTACAACCAATAAATCATGGAAGCCAGATATCAACGAGTTAATCAAATTGCAGGATGCGCATGATAAGCAGGCAAAACCAAAGCGCACTAAGGTTGAGT